GTAGGAATGCAGCAACCTTTGCAAATTGTCCTGAAGTCATTGATTCTAAAAACTCGTCAATGGCCTCTTGTGGTTCATCGTCTAATACGACTCGTTCCTCTGATGTGCGAATCGCTTCCATACATTTTGAGATTAAGATGAACGCATTCTTGGACGAATCGTCAAGTTCTACCTGTCCTTCTGATAGATGTTTGTATGAAGGATAACGCATCTCGACACTAATATCGTCGTTCAGTTTGATGATGTTATCAATCTTTTCAGGCATACTAACCTTCACCTGTTCAAGGTCTATCTCAACATCGTTTTGAATATCACAGTGCGAACACTTTACAGCCACCTTCGTTTTCTCACCAACAGATTTTGCACGAATCTGAGTAAACATATATTCTACGTCAAAGGTGGTTAGTTTATTTTGATTGAATGAATCTTCAACACAAGACTCGATGGTGTCGAGTACAGCTCTTAGTGTTGCTTTTTCATCACCGGATTCAAACGCCATCAAAAGTATTTTTTCTTCTTTTACAAGATAGGGTCTAAATCTTACCGTCTTTTGGGTTGACGGAATTGTCAACTCATATTTTGGTGCGGAATTAAGTTTAGGTAACGCCATTTCATCATTCTCCGTTTAATATAGACATAAAAATATATTTAAGCACCGCCAGGAACTTGGGGTGGTTTACTGTTTTCTAATAAGATTTTCTGTTGATTCTTTTGCAAATCAAAAGATTGTCCACTAGACCTTTTAGTTTCTCTCCAGTTTTTATATACAAAGTCAACAGATATTTCTACTAACTGGTCAGGTGCATCATTGTATTGTGGGCCTGTCATCGTCACTGGATATGCATCTTCAAGTAGACAATCGTAAACAACCTCATAAGGTATATCGACATCTTGTTTATTACCCGATGTCGTTGATGTTCGGTCAGTCGGTGAAGTTTTTTTTGTTTGTAATTTGTCTGTGGTTGTGGTCGGCTTTAATTGTTGAATATTAATATTTCTAGTATAATCATTGAAATAACCGATTTGATATGTGGTATTATCAACAATTAAATTCATCCACTCTTCGAAAAAATATCTAACATAGGGGTCGTTCAAAACTAAAAACGTCATAGTAACATTTGGTTTTTCATAACCGTATGCAACTGTTTGTTTAGAAACACCTATCAACCTTTCGTTCGTAAGAATCTGTCTACCAGGCATGTTTGTTGAACGACAGAGAAGGTCTATGTTTTGCGACTGTTCCTGAGCAGGTAAAATCACACGAAATAGATTTCCAGAAGCAACGCCGCCACCCGAACCTACTGCATTTTTTATCTGTTCTATACTATATGCCACTTATAATTTCCCTTGTGTTCTTGTATGCAACTGATTGACCTCCACCTCTCCATTGAGCTGTGGGTAAAAATGTCGCTATTTCCCATTCTGGTGCTGACACAAATGCTATGTTCTGTTCTACCTGGCTGGTAAGGTAGTGTTTAAAACACGGTTGAAAATATCTTAACCGTGATGTATTCTTTAACATTCTATACGTAATACCTAACCGTGTGTCTTCATCATAGTTATTATCAGTCGTATAGTTCATCAACGCATCCAAAAACTTAGCTCTCAATGCAATTGGTAGATAATGTAAATTCAGTCCGTAAAATCCTTTGGGTGCGGGGCCCGCAATAATCACCAGAGGAAACGCATCCCAATACGGTAATGTGTCTCTATGTTTCGCATCATAGAAGAACATTGCCATTTTACCAATCACCGCTTTATTTCTTCCAGCACTTGCAGACTGTCTATCAATAGGGTCTTCTTTCATTAATGCCCGACGATTGACCTGCATATTCTGAACTTTTTTTCTAAACCACTCACGTGATTCACGAGAACGTGGAGTGATACCTGCTCGAAAGGCTTCTTGTTCGACTCTTTGGAATAGATTACTCATGGAAACTATTTAGTCTTTTTTCGGGAGTATTTTGGAAGCGGTTTCAGTTTTTTGAGTGGTTTCGGTAGAATTCCCATCAACCTTAATTCAACTTCAGTCCATATTTCAAACTTCCATTTATGGTCTTTACAATATTCTTCAGCCGCTTCCCATTTATTCCTATTCTTGACGTAGGTATAGGCTTCTGTAATATATCGTTTGGTACGTTTGTTACCTTTGGGTGGTTCAGTTTCCTTATGCGGTTTCACTTCAACTAATGATGTCGAACCATTTTTCCACGTGACTGTAAAGTCAGGATAGTAACGATGGTATTTCCTGTCAGCCTCATAGTAGTAAGGTATAATAACTTCTTCACTCGACCAAGAGATAACCTCTTTGGAAGTATCAAAATACATCATGCAGTATTTCTCCCACATACTTCGATAAACAACATTTGTAGGGTCACCTTTATATTTCTTTGGATTTTTAACCTTGTATTTACCCGAATATGTCATGGTATCACTTATAAATAAAATTATTTATTAGAGTTTCAAATAATGGCTGAAACACAATTAGAAACAACCTCAACCTCTTTAGTCGCAGGAAAAATTATTGCAGACACCACTTTTTCTGAAGAAGAGAAAGACAATCTCGTTTTTCCAATATCCTATAGGCAAGATTATTTGGGAAAAGTTATTTTTTCTGTTATCGAAGAAGAAGAAACGAATATAGAAGAAATAAAACAGGCAATGAAAACTAAACAAGAATCATTGTCAGAAAATAGTAATGCGTTCGATGAACGTGGAGAACCCCTGAAAAAAAATGCACAGGAAAATGCTGAAGAGTTAAAAAGACGGTCTGAAGCTAAATCCCAGTCATATCGAAAAAGTACTGTTAATAAATCCGCTTTACAAAGTGAACCAACACCCACCCAGAAAAGTGCAACCTTGTTCTTACCTCAGGCAATAACGTTTGCAGATGGTGTACAATATGAAAATGTTGATTTAGGCACTTTAGGCGGTTTAGGACAACAAGCCGCTAGAGGGGCTATTGCAGGAGATGGTTTCTTAGGTTCTACTGGTGGTGCTATAACGTCTTTAGTTGATTCGTTTAAAGGTCCCACTGGGGAAGGTGCTGGACGCTTAGCTGCAAACACAACATCTAAAATTTTTGGAGACGGAATTTCAGCTGGTGTTCGTGCTGAAACAAAAGTAACATTAAACCCCAACACACGTTCGTTGTTCAAATCAGTCAATTTACGTTCTTTCAGTTTCACCTTTAAAATGATTCCACTGTCAATTGATGAAAGTTTCGCTATTAAAAAAATAGTTAAATTTTTCAGAACCGAATTGTATCCTGAACACATTCTTCTGGGAGAAGGTCAAGACCAAGCTGGTCAGGTTCCTTTGGGATATAGATTTCCAAACAAATTTTTAATTGAAATGTTCTATAACGAAAGTCAAATAGCAACGAAAATTTTACCTTGTTATCTTCAAAGTATGCAAACAGTCTATAATGGTACTTCGATGGGTATACATGAAGACGGTAGTTTCCAAGAAGTTGATATTACACTTAACTTTACAGAATCTAGAACACTCAATAGAAAAGATGTTCTTGACAACGGATATTAAAAATGACACAATACTACTTTAGAAATTTTCCTTTCATAAAATATTCTTTCGGTGATAACGAACCTGAAGTATATTTTCAGAGAATGTCATCTGCCATTGATTTGTTTGATAACATAAAACAGGATGTTGCGTTTGTAACTACAAAAGAGATTATTGATTTTGAGAGGCCTGATACCTTTTCTTATAAACTTTATAAAACACCAGATTATTACTGGACTTTCTTTTTGATGAATGATAAGTTAAGAGAATCTGGATGGCCTCTCGACGTTGACCGAGAGTTTGCAGTGATACAAGAAAGATACCCTTACTGGTCTTTCATCACGGCCGATTTTTTCGCAGGACTTTTACAGGTAGGACAAGAACTTCTTCTCACGGGAGTTGGTGCTGCTGGATTTTTTGCTAAAGTCGTTAAAGCGGACCCTTCGTTCGGTCAAATCATTTTTGAACCTACGTTCAAAAGGCAGAATCCACAAGACCTTACGGCCGCTCCCATTGACGTAGATGCTGGAACAGTTGAAAATTCATTTCCCGGAATTACAGGTGTGCAATTTGAAACCAATGACGTGACTTACACTTTGGCTGGTGCTTTCGGAAATGGGTCAACCACAAAAGAATATCTTGGCGTACATCACTGGGAAAATACGGATGGTGAATATCAAGACGTTAATCCCTTGACACAAGATATAACTGGTGTAAAAAGAGTAACATTCAAGGATAATTTTCAAGCTAAGAACCAATCGTTGAGAGAAATTTCAGTATTAAGACCAGGCATCGCCAGTCAGGTGGTGGGTGAGTTCCAAAACCTAATAGCATCATCATGACACAAAATCGTTCACAACAATATAAGATACTAAAAGCAGAAATTTCTGCTGAAAAATTGGGAGACCGAACCGTTGATGTTCGTTCACTCATTCCCGAATTAGTGTTTTATGAAAATTTAGAATATCCTTACATCACTGGTAAGATGTTATTGGTCGATGATAATTCGGTTTTTGAATCTATAAATTTTAGAGGCACAGAAAAAATAACCTTTGAGATTGCAGGTGTCGGTGATGATTCTGAACCTATTATCGGCGGTTCAGGGGGTAGAGAAAAAAGTTTTATTATGACTAAGGTCGAAAAAACTGTTCGAACCAATGACCGAACAGATGTTTTATTAATATCTTTGGTGGAAGAACATTTTCTATTGAGCAAATTAACAAAGGTTAGTAAAGCTTTCACTACTAACCTAGAAACTATGATAACAGAAATTATCGTAGGTTACCTGAAAAAGAATGTAGACCAGTCTTATCTAACAAAGTCGGCACAAGGTGTTAGAAAAATTAATGTACCGTATATGAATCCACTAGAGGCTATTGATTGGATACGTGACAGAATGACTACTGAGATAGGTGCGCCTTACTTTGTTCATTCATCACTATATGATAACAATATTCGGATTTCAAGTCTTGAGGGATTTTTAATACAAACCCCCTTTAATAAGAAAGTGCCCTTTGTTTATTCTTCGAGTTTTTCTGGAAATGCAGAAGCTATCTCAGAAGATAAAAAATATTTTATGATAGAAAACTATAAGAAAGAAGCTTCTGAAGATTCTTTAATGATGGTAAGTAAAGGAGCACTAGGCGCATCTTACACTAATACAGATATTGGAAACGGTATAACCACACGTGACAATTTTAAAATCAGAGACATTCTACTGGATATGAAGAGTAAAGAACTTTTACCCGATACTTCAATTCAAAGTGTTTTTGATGAAAGTAAAGTGATAGAAAACAATTTCATTGATAATTATCAGTCTAAAATTTATCATCAGATAAGTTCCTTTGGCACTTACGATACCTTCTTAGGTTATCATGACGTTGTTGATTCTCTTGATAATACTTTGAAACTTAAAAATATTTCGTTGAGAAACTCTCTATACCGAAATATGGTTAATCTAATTGTACCCGGCGTACCCTTTATGTATTCTAAAGCAAGTGTCGGCGACATAATGAAATGCACATTTAATTCTAGTTCAGCTGACCCAAAAAATTTAAATTCAGATGATTTAATAGATAAACAAAAATCAGGTAATTACTTGATATATGCTATTCGACACACTTTTAAAGAATCACTTCACAGTGTATCTGTTAATGCTACCAAGATAACCAGAGAGTTCCCTGAACGAGTGAATACAGGAGAAAGCGGTTTTGCTTAAATCCATACAAACAGAATATTATGGTGACCAACTTAGATGGTTTGTCGCTACCGTTATTAACTCTTCACCACCCGCTGGATTAGAAGGTAGAGTTCGTATTCGTATTCATGGAATCCATGACCCGTACACCGGAAATGTTTTAGAATCGGATTTACCTTGGGCGACAACTGTAATACCATTAACCGAAGGAGGAAGTTCTGGTTTTGGAAGAGTGCCTCAAGTTCTTCCGGGCGCATTGGTATATGGTTTTTTCATGGACGGTAAATCATCACAAACACCCTTGATATTAGGTTCATTAAATAAAACTGAATTTCCAACTGATGTTCAGGCAAGGTCTTCTAAGGACAAGACGTTAAGTCGTTTTAAGAATGAGTATGACCCAGATAGAAAAATTGATATTGCTTCACAAGAAATTTTAGATGATAGAATACCAGATGCTAATGTTGCAACTAGAAGAAGTCAGTCGATGCGTTTTTTCATTGATAATGGATATACACCTAGGCAAGCAGCTGGAATCACTGGATGTCTTGAAGCGATTTCTAGGTTTGTAACCTTCAACCCAGATAATCCTAATTTACAATTTTTCGGTATCGCTCAATGGGACAAGAACGGAACACGGTATAAAAACTTGATTAAATTTGCAACTCAAATTGAGAAACGTTCGTCTATCAACCTATTTTCGATTCAGTTACAGTATGTTTTGTCGGAACTTAGAACAAGATTCGCCAACGTCAATGCGAAACTTTTAAAAACGGAACTGATTGACGGAACGGGTGGGTCAGTCGATATTATTAGTCGTTTATACTTAAAGGACCGATAATATCGAC